TTGTTTACAACTTTATTGACTTCTAATATTTCATCAATACCTGTATTTCTTGACGCGGTTGTTCCGCCGGAATATAATGTTGTATCTCTTTTACCAAATTCAAAATAATGCATTATCTATCTCCCACTACTCTTGCTTCAATATCTGAATTTGGATATTTCAATTCAAATATACTTGGGTCTAATGATGGATATACAATTCCGTCTTTTGTTGCGGAATTCATATCATAAACATTACCACTATATCCAAGACCTGATTCAAATTTATTTTCGATTAATATTAATTCTTTATTAGGATTATTAGTTTCTGGTGGAACTAATGATACAACTCCTTCACAAGTAGAAATCTGATATGCTAAATCACTCAACACAATCGGTTGATTCATTTGCCATTTCTGTATGTTGAAGAAGTCTTTAACTTTTTGTATCGTTCTAAACAAGACATCATTTTTATTATATCCTCGTTTAGTAATAATATTATATTTTACACCAAAGTTAATAATGTATCCGTCTTTAATGTTGATAGCGTCTGTTAATAATCTATATTGAGATAGATATGTTTTAACATTTTGTTTAACCGCTCTATTAATTCTAACCAAATGATTATCACTATTGTATCCTAATAAATACATATTTAGTGCTAATGGGTTTTTAACCTCAGTTGATTGACCTCTTGTGTCGGTAACTATTCCATCATTAATTACTAATTGTCCTTGTGCCTCTAATTGTTCGTCTTGAACAATAAATGCTTTTGCTACATTACCGTATTTGTGTGGTAAAGAATAAACTCTTGTGATGTAGTCAGCTTTTGTAACTGCTCTATTTTGTGCATTAAAGTAAGCAGATGCGTTTTGTTTTATTTCTGTAATGGTTTCTGTTGAAGCACCTCCTGAAGCAGGGTCTTCATTGTTTACCACAAGACTAGCTTCTACCTCTGCTAATGTTGTAGAACTTAAACCTGTTGTAGAATTTGTATAAGTTAATCTGTTAAACGATTGAATGGTGTTTGTAGCGACATTATGTTCTACCGCTCCACCAAAATTATAAACTATGGTAAGTGTTGTGTTGCTTGGCGCCAATCCAAATGTTCTTGTTTTTAAGAAATTACTTGGGTCGAATGATTCATCTAATCTTGATACACCAAGTCCTAATCTTGAACCAACATTATCTGGATTTGGAATTAGTTCTTCGTCTGCATTATCACTAACACCTGAACCAAATCTTAATTCCATTTTGTTATCATCACGAACTCTTGTGGTAAATCTCCTTGCTGTTTTGATAAGTTTTAATAAATAAGGTGTATCGTTTTTAAATTCTGATAATTCAGGGTCATTTAGTGATGAGTTTTCTTCATCTTCAAATACCGTATCTTGTGCTAAAAATGGAACTTCGTGATATTTGTTATTTTCACTATCAGTAACACTTACAATAGAAGTAACCTTTTCATTAGATAAAACAATTTTATCAAATTCTTTTGCTGTTGTAAATGTAAATGTTTCTTCTTCTCTGGTACCAGATTGAGCCATACCTTTTTTAGTTAATCTAAAATGAGTAGGTATATTGCCTGATGAAGGTTGTAGTGCTTTTACTTCCATACTATCTAATGAACTTGATACTTTAAAATCAACATCATCTAATATAGTGAACTCCGTTCCATTAGCCGCTAACACGGTAGAGTTTGATTCAATCTTACCTGCGAAATCTAAATCAGGTTTATAAGTATTTGCGTCTACCGTTAACGCTGGAACATCTATGCTAAAAGTTAATTCTACCATAGCAGGTGTTGCTAATCTTGGTTTATATCCATATGATTGTGCTATTGATAGAACATTTTTTCTTTCTTCTGCGAATTGAATAAGTGTTTCTCTAAACTGATTGTCAACATAATAATTTAATGTATCTCCTACATACGCTGCCATTTCAACAAACATCATACCTGGTGATGCTTCATTGAAGTCATTGTAGGAATTAGGGAAATATGTTTTTGCAAACTCAATTAGATTTTCTCTAATGTCGGTAAAATCTCTACCGAGATAATTTACTTCTTTAGATAATGTTTTTTTATTTGTTCCGTAGTCGGCCATTATTACTCTCCAATTCTAAAGTCAAAGTTTAATATTTCAATTGTTTCCGGATTTATAGGTGTTGAAAATTCTACCTGTGTATTGACTTTGTTTTTATCTTGTATAGTGAATACATTAATAATATTAATATAAGGTAAGAAATTATCTACTGATGAACGAATAGCTTCTTCAACTCTATTTGGAATATCACTACCTTGTTCAAAGATAATATTTTTTAATTGACTACCAAATGTTGGCTGAAACACTCGTTCTCCTGGTGTTGTCAACAAAAGATTTCTTAAATTTGCCTTTGATTGTTCAGAGATAGTTTTTGTTTTGTAAAAAAACCCTTCTGGACTATAATCCAATGGAAATCTTATTCCAACATACTTGTCTTCATTTTTGTCTATTTCTCTTACACTTCTTGCCATTATGGTCTAAATCCACCTTCACCTGATTTCTTTTTATTTATTGCTTTCATCAAACCAGAATAATCACGAGTTAATGCGTTTTGAACACCTTCAGGAACTGCGTCTACTGAAACACCTTGTTTCTTGATTGTGTCCACTGCTGCCATTTCTCTTGCTTTTTCTTTATTCTGTCCTCTACCTAAATCTCCGTATCCTAATACTTCTGCCATATTATCACTACCTAATACTCCACCACCCAAAGTTGGCCAGTCTTCTTGTTCTTGACTACCTAATGGTTTAGTGTTGTTCAATACTTCATTTAATGCTGCATTTTTAGTGTATTGTTTTTTAGGTTTCTTGATAACCTTTTTAGGTTTAGGTTTAGAAATTGTTTCCGATAAACTAATTTCTTTTTCGTCATTAATAAATATCTCACTTAATTGTTTTTTGATTTCTTTACGAACAATTAATTCAATTATATTTTTTAATTTATCTTTATTCATTATTACTCCTAATTTATTGCTTTACTTATTTCTGCTAATTTTATTACTTGGTCTAATTGTTGAACATCTTGTTCTGCTTTTAGAGCGTCAGTTAAGACATTTTGTAATTCTGGTGAACCTCCATTTTGAAAATATCTACCTAATTCAGGCCCACTATTTAAAAGTCCACTTGAAATAACATCTCTAATATCTGATGTATCTATTGGTGGATTATCTGGATTACTTTCGTATTCATCAAGGAATGCTAAAAAGTCTTCTGGGTCGTCATCAATATCATCTGGGTCTGTACTGATGTATTTATTTACTCTATCTCCAACTGGTTTTATAGCATCCACTGCGGTACTTGCTGTTGCTTTTAATACTTCTACCTTTGCCTTTGCCGCTGCTATGTCTGATAGTATTCCTTCAAAACCACCAAGAGTATCAAATCCAGGAACTGCTGGAAGTCCTAATTCGTCTAATACTTTATCTAATTCTACAAACTCAAAATTAAATTCTGGTAACCACTCTAAACTAATGAATCTTTCTATTTGTTCTTTAATGTGTTTTATTTGGTCAAACTTTAATTTCATACCTGCCATAAATGCAAGGTTTGGTGCTCCACCTGGTAATACCGGTGGTAAAATTAAACTTGGTATTGCTAACATTTCTAATTTTAAAAACTCTACCATTGGTTTTAAATCTCCAGCTCGTTCTACAATCATTTTCGGTAGCATAATATTTCCGTCTGGATTAAAGGTTTCTTTTAATGAACCACCCTTTATTGCTTTTAAATTTATTGTACTATTTTGTACTTCTACATCTACACTATTATTACCTTTTATCAATACATCTCCGTCTTCGGAACTTATATTAATATTGTTTTGTGAATAGATACCGATTTCATCTTTTTTAGCATTCAACACAATTCTATCTGAATCTAAAATTAATTGTGGGTCTCTATATTCATCTCCAAGATTAGTTAGTGCTGGTTCTGGATATAATACTAATTCATTGGTTGTTAAATAAATAGATGTCTTATCATCTTCTAATTCTTCTAATGTTCCTAAATTACCTGCGACTAATTTTATATTTGGTGAGTCGGTTGTGTCAGTTTCAGTTTCCTCTCTTTGATTAGCACCAAGTCTAATTGAGTTTCCAAATCTCCCGTGTATTAAAGTGTCGCCTTCGTTTGGTGTAAGTTTTAAAGGACTAACATCTTCAAAGTATGAACCCTGTTTATAATCTTCCTCTACCTTATTTGAATTAAGTGTGAAGTCTTCTGGTTTAATAGTTACATTGGCTTCTTTTTCATTAGGAATACTTTTATCAAATTCTTCAAAATTTATTTCATCAATATTGTCATTGACTGGTGCAAGATAATATCTTTTACCTTCAAGATTTACACCTAACCACAATTCACCTACGATAGGATGCTGTAATATATTTGGGTTAAGTGGTGTAAATGTAAATAAGTTTTTAACTTCTGTTCCTTGTTCAGAATGTAAGTATCTACCAAGGACTTGACCAGATGTAGTTATTTTTGGATTCCCATCGCGTCTGTAAATGTCCATTACCTCAAACACTTCAAGTTCATAAAACTCTTGTGATGTGGCTATTTGTTTTGATATGGATTTTAAACTACTCCTTGTAATGACTTCATCGTCAAAAGAAGTGTTCTCACCACCACCAGAGTCTGCTGGTTTAGGTTTATGCCATGCCATTAGTTTTCCTTATTTAATGAATTATCTATTTCGTCTTTTTTGATTTGTAACTCTTGAACATCAGATTCTATGGCATCCATAAGTTGTTGTTTTTCTGATTCAGATAAACCAAACTCATCTCCACTATCTGATGTTATTCTTTTTTCTGATGCTATAATTCGTTGAACTACTGTTGCAAGTTTAACTAATTGTTCATCATTTTTTACATTGATTTCCAAGTATTCTTTTAACATAGGAATTATCTGAATAGCTGTATCTCCGTCTTTGATAAATCCCACAACCTCTTTCATCAATACTTCTAATTGAGTTTTGTTGGTTTTGGAATTATCATAGATGTCTTTGAATACATCAGATAAGGTTTTTCCCTTGAATATTTCGTAATCGTTTGCCATAAATTTTACCTAACAATAAATATAGAGTTAAGGAAAAATAGGGATATATATTTATATACTGATTGATTTTTTTGATTTTACTATATAGTTATTATACGAAATCGGTTTTGACACCGATTTTTGTTCATTTAAAGGGGGAAACTAAAATGAAAGACACAATCAAAATGATTATGGAAGCAGTAGGTGG